ATAGATGATGAGAGACTTGCCGCTACCAGTTGGAGATATCAGTAGGCTACGCTTATGATCAAGAGCCATCTCCACCGCCCTCTGCTGATAGTCTCTGAGCTTGATTTGGCCAGAATCTGAGTGTAGAGGTAGAGCATCAATAAAAGACTTATAATCTTCAAAAAATTCTTCCTTAAAATTTTCAAACTTGCATTCATAGTTTCGATCAAGGCAAAACTGAACGATCTTGTTTCTCAGACCAGTATAGATTTTACGAGTGAAGTAGTTGAATAGACGAATCTGGCCATCCCATACTCTTCGCTTGAATGCTGGGGAATATTGTGAGTTTGGGACCTTAAATGTGAAGTAATCGGATATCTCTTTTGCTACTGAATTTTCGCAATGAACTTTGATGAATGTACCATCTATTTTTTCTATTTTTACTTCTTCATTGGCCATGACTAAACTTGATCCACTCAATCGCTGAACGAATATTCCATTGTCTATTTGCGACTATCTTTACTACGCCATCCAAGTAGCTGACTAGTTCTTTCTTTTCCGTGATTTGACGCTCCAGTTTGATAACATCATCATCTGCGTCAATGAACTTATCAACATCAGTCTTCAGTATATTTAGGTCAAATGGCTCCCATTTAAACTGATCTAATTCCTCTTTAGACAGCTTTCCTGTGTAGTAGAGCCACTTGTACTTCTTCATGACACGGAGGGTTCTCTCGTCCTCTGCAAGGGCTTCCTTGTGCTTCTTAAGGAAGAGTAGATACTTGTTATGAATCTGTGGAGTATTTACAGATTCAATGGCAAGTTCTGTGGAATCTATCTTGAGATCTTCTTGTACTTGTTGTTTTAATTCATCAAAATTCATAATTTAAGTATACACAATAGTAAATAAAGTCAACTTGGATTGCCAGGATCTGGATCAAATCGATAATAAGTGTAGGAAAATCTAGCAGATGCGTATTGAGGCACTGCTGAATTTGCTGTGCTACTAAATTTTAATCCAGATAATCCAATTGGAAATATTTCATGAAATATAACCTTTTTATTATCTTTATATGTTCCTTTTGTCAAATAAAGAGTAGCGGTTGTCATCCAATCTCTAAAATTTAATGAATTATTTGTACAATCATCATCTATATTTCCTAGTGCTCTCATCCATCTATAAATTTCAAGCCAATTAACTAAATTTTCATCTACCATGAAAGTTATTGTTAAATCTTCAAAATTATATTTTCCAATTGGTCTTTTTACTGGAATACCTAGTGTGGTTGGTTGCTCAACAGCAGCCATAGTCAAATTTGGAAGATTAACTTCAGTGCAATTGTAAATAACAGTTGGAATTCTTTGCATTTCAAAATGAAAGTAATTAATTCCAAGAGTATTAATTGGTGTATTTGCCATGAAGTATGTAGAAAAGAAAACAGGAGCCATTTCTGGCTCCTGTCTCCGAAGTGTCAGGTTTTACTCAGTATCAGGCTGAGTTGCCGTGAAGATTTACTACACGGAAAATTCTGTAGTACTGATTTAGATTGGCGGTTAGTGATTCGCCATCTGGAGTTCCATCCTTGAGAACGAATGGATTGGCAACCATGCCGTAGCGGGTCTTGAATCCAATCTTGGGCTGGAAGGTGTCAGGATCTACTGCACGAACCATCTGGAGTGGGACATAGGGGCAGTAGAACAAGCCAGCATCGTATGGGCTTGAACCACGGTATCCTACGCAAACGAAGTCTACGCCAGACTGAACATAGGGATCGATGTAAACGCGCATCTTGCCGTTTAGTACACCAGCGAAGGTGTTACCAGTGTCATCAACTTCAAGCTGCTGATTTAGAGCAGGGCTGATGTTGAGGAATCCACCCATTGCGAGGGCTGAAGCAACATCTGACGAGCAGATGATGAAGTTACCCTTACCACGACGAGTTTCCTTGGCGATTGCATTAGCTTCGCGTTCGATCTGGAACATGAGGCCACGGAAGCGTTCAGCTGACCAACGACCATCTGAGTCAACTAGTAGGTCATATGCACCACCACCGAATGTGGTTGAAGATAGATCGCCTTGCTTTGCACCTAGCTTGGCAACATGGTAGATGCCACGAACGACTTCGCGGTTGATTTCAGCAAGAATTTCAGTGCTGAGAATGTTGGCGAGTTCGGTTTCAGCATCAAGTCCGTGAACAGCCTTGAGGTCCTGAGCGAGTTCAGTGGTGTAGTCGGCCTTTAGAGCACGAGTCTTAGCCTGAACAGCAACCTTGTCAATGGTGAATGCCATTTCCTGGAAAGGCTTAGTTCCACCAAGGTTTTCAGCATCACCGACAAGTAGTCCCTTAAAGTCATCTCCATAGACTGATCCTCTTGTTGAACCAGTAGTACCAGCGAATAGGGTTAGACCGTAATCGGCAGAACCACCAAAGTAGTTGGTATATGATGCACCTGCGGTGAATTTACCAGCAGTACCACCTGAACCGCCGAATGGTACGAATGGTTCCTGGTACATGGCTTCTGCGCGAGGACCACCAGTTGGATCGTACTTGGGACGCATTGCGAAGATGAGTCCGGTTGGAGCGGTCATGGGCTGAACGCCGCAGATGTCATAAGCAATGAGGTTTGGCATTGCACGACGAACAAGGCTGATTAGGATTGGATCGTAACCAGCGATGTTGGTTGATGGGCCACCTAAAACATTGCTGATTGGTCCACCTAGGGTGTTGTCTTCAACAAGTCTTTGCTGACGCATTGCAGACTCTTGGTTCTCAAGAAGAACTGCGGTGACTTTAGCTTTGTAGCTATCTTCAATTGCAGGGAGTGCGCTGTGGCTTAAAACTGGCTCCCACTTCTCAGTTAAAATATCGTATGGTGTTGTATCTTCGAACATGTTATCTCCTGTGTATTTTTATTTATAATTTATCTGTTCTTAAGGTGTCTACTAATCGCATTTGCATACGCATTAACAGTACTTTCAGTTAGTGTTTCAGGTACTGTTGATGTTTCAAGAATGTCAATAGCGCGATTTACAGATTGGATTCTTGGTAGTGATCTTGGTTGAACTTGTGGTTGAATTTGTGCTGGACGAGCAAGGAAGCTTTCCTTGATGACTCTTAGTTTTCTGCGGAATTCATCTGCGGTATCAAATTCAACTCCTTCGGCTAGATTTGCTAATCTATCGACCTGAGTTGCAGCCAAACCAGCAGTTTCTTCTGCAAAAACTGCTATAGCAGCAGTGTCTATAAGCTTCTTGCGAAGAGAAACATTTTCATGAATGCTCTTGTTTAGATGTTCTTTCTGAGTGTCGATTTGAGTATAAAGTTCATCTAGAACATCATATTTTTCATCAGGAACATCAATGAAATTAGTTTCAAAGAGTTTCTTTAGGCCAAAGATAAAATTCTCTGCCAATTCAACTTTAACTCCTCTTTCGACTTGTAGGCGATTTTCATTTACCCATTCTTCAACGACATAGGTTAGATAATCATCAACCTTTTCGGTTAGTTCTGAAACAGTTGAGGCTAATGCGTTTGAATATCTTCTCTGATATGCTTCCTGAAGTTTATATGATCTTTCATTTAATTTTTGATTTACGGCAGCGACAAAAATTGTCTTTGCTCTTTCAACAAAGTCTTCTGAGAGATTTGAATTGGCAAATAAAGCAGCAAGATGCTCTTTTAGAGCCTCTTCCGATTCTGCTTCCATTTGATCATCATCCATTGGTTCTTCGTCCATTTCATCTTCAGTTCCCATAGGAGAACCTGGCATCTGCATTGGTCCTCCCATTCGTGGTGTCCTGATTGAGGCGGCATTTTGTGCGTAATATTCGCCTACTGGCTTGTTTAAAACTACTCCCTTGCCAGTGGTATCAAACGCACCACCTCCAAGGATATCCTGTTCGTCCGATTGTGTATTTTGTGGTAACATTATATTCTCCGTTTTATTTAGTATTTATCTTATTCCTCTGAGTCTATTTTGTACATTTATTCTTGATCCGGTTGCTTTTCCTTGCAAGCCTAAAGTAGTTCTTAGATCACCAAAAATATTTTCTGATGCTCCTTGTTGAGCTGCTTTTTCTATTTCGCTAAAATTTGAGGAAAGGAAACCATCTTTTCTTCCAGCATATGCGCCAGCAGCAGTTCCTGCTCCAGCAGCAAGAGCAGTACTAGCACCGGAACGAGCGGCCCCACCACCTGAACCAGAGATTACTTGTTGCCCCCCACCCATCAAAAGATCGGATGCATCGTCTACACGGCCTGCGGCTAAAAGATCTTCTGCTTTTTGAACTCTTAGAGCATCTGCTGCTGTCATTTGTCCCCTGCGACCAACTGCTATTGCATCTTGCACATCTCTTGTGACTTTAGATACTCTGGCTGTTTCTGCTGCCGCTTGTCTAGCAGCAGAAGATGCTCTCTTTGTTGCCAGTCTTCCCGTTTTACCAGCCGAAGCAATATCTACTACTGTATCTTTTATGTCACGATAGGCTTTTCTACCACCAATATAAGCTCCCCTCGCCGCTCTTTCTAAAGAAGTTGCTGTTGCTGCTCTTCCGGTAGAAGTTGTTGATCTTAATGCTGCCTTACCAGTCCCTTTTGCCGCACTAAACAATCCCTTGCCAATAGCTCCAAGAATACTTTCATCCAATTGTTCATTGGACATAGTGTGGTAAGCACATTCATTTAAAGATTTTAATTCTTTTGAGTCTAGACGCTTCATTTAATTTTCCTTAAAAAATCTGCAAATGCTTTTATGGATTCTTCTTGAAGTTTTCTTTTGGAAGATGTTGAAATTCTTCTGTGATATCCTGCAATATCTTGTTCCTTTAGAATACCATTATCCCAAACCCATTCCTTACCTTCCATGATTCCATCAACGAAAGCATTTGGTGCAGATGGATCTGCGACAATATCGATGGCAGCAAGCATGAAATCTTCTTTTACATAGTTCACTGCGCCTTTTTTCTCCAAAGAACCCATGCCGCGAGTCGATACTCCTAGCTTAACACCTTCATTCATTAAATTTTTTACAATTTGTCCGCATGGAGTATCAAGGACTTTTGCTTTTCCATAAATGTCACTTCCGCTTTCATTAAGCCAAGTAACTCTATGAGATACGCGATCCAAATTAACTGATGGACCAGATGGATGATTTAGTTCGCCCAAAGCACGATTTTTATTTACATATTCAGTAACATAACGACGAGCTTCATTCATTAGAATATTTCTTGGATAAATTCTTCCATTCTTATTCTTTTGATCAGCTTGCATGAAAATACCTTCGATGAAATATTGCTTTTCACCGCTATCGGTTTTTTCAGTTAGAAATTTTATTTCTTCGACTGTTTCTGTTATTAATTTCATTTTTTCTTCTTCTTCTTTTGAGCAGCTGCGATAATGTCTCCTCTTGTTATCTTATCTTCTGGGGGATACATTGCTGCTAATTTAGATTTTGAAGATTCAGTCATCGGTTCTTCCTCTTCTTCTTCTTCTTCTTCATCCTCTAAACCTTCTTCTTCGGTTGAATATTCTTCTTCCTCTTCTTCGTATTGTTCATTGAAGGTCTTTTTGGCTACGCGGACATATTCTTCGGCAAGTCTTTCGCCAAGTTTTATAGTTAAGTCCTGCTGAATTAACTTTTTAGCGTCAATTGCGTTTTCTGATAAAATTGATTGGATTATTTTTTTGCTTTTCATAATTTTTTCCTTTATATTTAGAATTTTTTATTCTTGAGCTTCCATAGCTTGCTGTAATTGTAATTGTTCTAATTCTTCTTGCTTTCGTTTAGCAATATCTACGGCCATTTCTCTGTCGATAAGCTCCATTTCCTCTTCTGTTTGCTTTAGAATATTTTTACGAATATAATTACTAGAATAATATCGCCCAATCATAGGCTCCATTTGTCCGGCCAATTCCATTCTAGATGATAATATTTCAGCATCCTTTAAATCGTTGAAATAAGAATCACGATTAAAAGAGAAGTTTATATGAGGATAAATCAAATTCCAATCATCCTCAGTTATAACACCCTTTAGTATTAGCTGAACTTTTAATAATTGCGAGAACATACCGGAGAACTTATAACGCAATCTTTCAATAAATTTGTAGAACTTGACCTCATCTCGCGTGATTTCAGCCGATCTTCCCATATTAAAGCCATTTTCTCCGGCCAATCTTGATGGAGGAATATTTAAGGCAAAATATAGTTTTTTCTTAAAATATTCAACATCCGTCAATTCACCAAGATTTTGTCCCCCATCCAGGGTAGTAATTTCAGTTCCTCTACCACCTTCTCGTCTAGGTAGCCAGAAATCCTCAAGCATTGCCATTTGATTTCTATCGTCTTTAATTTCACCAGTTGTCTGGTTATAAATCATACGATTTCTATATTTGTTCATTAATTCACGAACATATTGTTCTGCTTTTTGTTTTGGCAGATTACCAACA